GTTACTTCAACGTAATACGGTGGTGCAATGTAAGGTTCTGAAAATAGGTCAGGCAACAACCAACCAGTCCAATCAAGAACAGATTCTTTGTAAATATCTACACGGTGCGCCCTTGCATCTGAACTGTGTAATTCTATAAATTGAAAATCAGTTTCAGAAAATAGTTGAATCTTTGCCTGACTTCCTAAAATTGGATTAAATATTTTTTGGTCATCGCCAGGGTATGAAATTACAAGAGGCGTTTCACCTGTTTTTATTTCAGTTGATGAACCGGCAAAGTCACGGCCTAAAATTTCGATTCTGATTGTTTCATCGAAATAGTTTTTAAATTCGTTCCAGTATTTCAGATTGTAACTCACAGGCTATTTTTTACAAATTTACAAAAAAAATCGTGTTTTTTATATGTAATAAATTTTGTTAATTTAAATTTTGATTGTACATTTGCTAAATGAAAAATTTATTTTTACATATACAACAGCCGCGACATCTTTATTTAAATAAAGAACAGGTTGGTTATATATAGTAAATAATAATATAATTTATTATAGCCTGTTCATTTATTTGGATAGGCTTTTTTATTTCTGGGTGTTATGCAGATGGTTATACAACGATGCCTTGGAAGCATCGGTTCGCAGGTTCGAATCCTGTCACCCAGACGAGTATACGGGTATAGGTTCGAATCCTATTGAGTAACTAAGTTATTTATGGTGTAATGGTAGCATGGTTTACGTGTATTGGGATATAGTGTAACGGTAACACACAAGACTTTGAATCTTGTATAATAGGTTCGAATCCTATTATCCCAACTGTGTTAGTTGGCTGTATTGGTTCAGCCGATAGATTGTGACTCTATTGCATGGGGGTTCGATTCCCCTCTAACACCTATAAACTTTCGGTAGTATAATGGATAGTACTTTTGGCTACGAACCAAATAGTGAGGGTTCAAATCCTTCCCGAAAGACAAATGCCCAAGTGATGGAATTGGTAGACATAGCAGTCTTAGAAACTGTAGCATAAACGCATGAGAGTTCGAGTCTCTCCTTGGGTACTTTATATAAATCTCACCCAATTACAGACCTCTTATAAGTGTTCCTTTGATTTGACAAATAAATGTTGTCACCTTTCAAAACAGCCGACAATTTTATTTCATTGTTGCCTGAATTTGAGCCGTATGAACTTGCAGCTGAATATTGATGCGATGAAACAGAAAAACCAGTACTTGAACCTGTTGTTGAACCAGTCGGCCCTGCTTTGGCGAATCCTGAAATTGCACCACCTAATAAAACTAAAGCGGCTCCGGCTGCAATTGCCAATCCTGCTGAAATTGGATTTGTAAATGCCGACTTCAATAATGCCTGAAATGCCTCAGAAGCAACACCCAAACCAATCAGCATTTTACCAAGTTGTGAGATAAAATTTCCTATAATTGATAATACATTTTGCCCGAAGTCGGAAGGAAATTGTCCTGTTTTTGCAAGTTCACCAAATGCCATGCCTAATTCTGAAACAACGTTAACACCAAAATCAGCAATTGAATAAGCTAAGTCTTGCTTAAAGTTCTCCCATTCTGCAAAATATTTATCATATAAATCAGAAGCCTTTTGTGTATTTGAATTTATTACTTCATTTAGTTTTTCAAATTCAAGTTGTTCTTTTTCTATGATTGGCTTTAATCCGTACTTTTCACGTATCTTATTATAGTCATCGTATTTGCCTTTTGGTAAAACTGAAACATCTGACGTTAATGTTGATATTGGTGAAATTGGAGTTGTATCACGTTTTTCCCTTAATGTAGTTAGTGTTTTAATCAGTTTTTCGTTTGCATCAATTTGAGCCAGTGTTTTCTGAATTTCTGCTGTTTGTGAAACACCGTAACCATCAATCGAATTCTTTAAATTTTCAGTTTCAGTTTTTAAATCTCCAATTGTTTTTTCAACAACAACAGAATTAGAATTCAAAAGTTTTATGAAGTTTAAATAATATTCCTGCGCCGAAGTTAATTTTTTTTGGTTCTTTAAAAATTCATCCAAACTTTTTGAAATATCATCAATAGCCTTTTGAGTTTCTTTGTCAACATAACGTGAATTGCTAAAAAATAATTTTAAAGCTTTGGCAGATATTTGTAAAGATTCAGGTAATAATTCAACTTCTCGCCTTAATCCTTCGAGTGCTTTTGATGCAGCTGATGTTAATGTTTCTGAACCTGATAAACTTAATTTAAAATTATCCCAAGATGCTTTTAATTGCTGAACTTTAATAGCATTTGTTTCAATAATTGCTCCTGATTTCTTCATTGAATCAGCCGCAATTTCACCAACAGCGCGGGCAATATCGGCTGTTGACGCTGTTTCCATTCCAACGCCTTTTAGCTTTTCTTTTAACTGAACTGCTGAAATACCCAAGTTATCAAGAATCAAAGGCGATTTTCTACCAATACCAGTAACAATTGAATTAACAAGATAGTCAACACTTTCCCCTGTATCTTGTGCGCGTTTTGTCGCAAATTCAAATAATGAAGCTAAATTTTGAATTGGCAATCCTAAGTTCGAAGCAGAAACAGCACGTTTCATTAATTCCAAATCTGAAACCGTACCTTTTGTTGCATCGCGTAATCCTTTCAATGTGCTTTCATCGCCAATGCGCATAAAGGCATCGCGCACACCTTCAGCAACACCACCAATTTGAATTAACTCTTTACCGAACTGAATAATCTTTTGAACAGCAAATGCACCGGCAATCATTCCGCCTATTTTCTTCATGTACTCACCGAACTTATTAGTTCTGTTTTGAGCATCATTCATTCCTGATTTAAATTCTTTTGAATCTAAACCAAGTTTAATTAGGAGCGTTGCCAGTAATCCCTTCATTTTAACATTCAGCTTTAAATATTCCTAAGTTTTCCGCAATTATCATTGCATCAGCGTTTCTTTTGTCAATATATTCCTTCGTGACTTGTTGCTCGTAATCTGTTGGAAGCGGCCACATTGTTTTGATATTTCCTTTAACTCCGAAATGTTTTGCCATTAAATCATAAATGTTTCTGAACTTTTCAGCATCGTAACTTTCAAGTTTTTGATGCCCTACAATTATGCCTATCGTTTCAGCCTCACTTAATTTCCAATATTCATCCGGTTTAATTCCACATTGTCCGATAGCATAAGAATACATCTCATCATAATTCAGACTTTTGCCACTTTTTTTTTACCCAAATAATCGGCTCCGTATTCGCTTGAACGTTTCCAAACTTCGGTTAATTTTGTCAATTCGTCTTTATCTGCTTGTGCTAAACCAAGTGCAAACTTATTTATATTAAGTTTAAATTCTTTCCTGTTTTGAATAGCATAACTTTTGGCAGCGCAATAAGCAGCGTAAACAAATAAATCAAATTCGCCGTGTTCTTTTTTCCAATTGTTCAAATCTTCCGGGGATTCAATTTTGTTATCTTCTCCGAATAAAAAAATCGAATAATTATCAAATGAAAAATTGATTTTTATCTTTCGATTAATAAAAAGAAACCCTAATTTAATAGGGTATGAAATCTTTAATGAATACTTGTTTATCATTATGCTTCCGGGTCAGGATTTACACCAGTTGTTAATGCACCGTCAACTTGCAACGTCATACTGAAAGTCTGTGCAGCATCATCACCAAAATCAGCCGAAATATTTGTAATTATGCAACTACCTGATAAAACAACATCAGCTACAACAGGGTCAGCTCCTGTTTTATCCTGGTAACTTGTTAAAGTTACATCTACTTTAGTTCCGGCCTCTTGGTAGTCAAGAGCATCTTTTAATCCTTTCAATGTCAGACTTGGCGTTGTGTCGCTGATATTTGATACAGTGAAAGTTCTATTCATCCTTCCATACTCTACGTTTGTATCACGGCCTGAAAGTTTGGAAGAAACATCAATAGCATTTGAATCAGAATTAAAAGAAGTTGAAGTTTCACCAATCAATAGCGCATCTTCAATTTTTATAAATACTAATGAGCCTGTTTTCATCCTTAATTAGTTGTAACTGTTAAAGCACCATCGACCTGTAAAGTAACGCTGAATGCCTGTGCCGAATCATCCCCAAAATCCTGCGATACATTTGTAATAATGCAAGTAGCAGAAAGAATTACGTCACCTGTTACGGCAGTTGTTCCTGCTTTTGTTGTGTAGCTTGTTACTGAAACAGCTACTTTTGTACCTGATGCCTGTGCATCCAAAGCATCTTTTAAACCCCAATAAGTTGCATTCGGAGTAACATCACCAATATTAGTGACCGTAAATGTTCTGTTCATCCTTCCATACTCTACGTTTGTATCACGGCCTGAAAGTTTGGAAGAAACATCAATAGCATTTGAATCGCTGTTGAATGATGAAGATGTTTCACCAATAGCTAATTTGGTTGCAATCTTCATAAATACCAAAGAACCTGTTTTCATTATTTTTATATATTAACGTTAATAATTATATTTTATCCCATATAGTAAAACGAATACGAATTAATCCAATATTTAATGTTCCTGAATCAATTTTAATTTCGGCATCGTTTGAACTTAATAATTCAGTTTCAATTATTTCAAAATTGTTTGTTAATGCAAATGGTTTCGGGTGGTTAATCAATCCTAAAACAGTATTTTGGGTTGTGTATAAATTCACAAGCGAAGAAACATCTTTGTAAACTACCTGCAAAAGAAGTTCTACTGGATAGCGATAAAAGTTTTTCGGGCCGTCTTCGTTTTGATAAATTTCACCGATATAAATATATGGATATGCTGAATTATCAGAAGTATCAAAATCATTTAATTTTGTTCTGATAATCATAGTAGGCAATGCTGATTTTAAGGCAGCAACAAAAGCTAATAATAATTCATATTTGCAATTTCGCATCAATAATTATTTTACACAAATTTACTAAAATTTTGTTATTTTTAAAAACAATGATTTTTGTCAGTAAATTTTAAAATAAATGTAGTTACATTGCAAATAAAAATTATGAAGGCAAATGAATTAAGAATTAATAATTGGGTTTATAATAGAACCACAAAAAAAGAAATGCAAGTTTATCCAATGATGATTCCGCAACTTGCACAAATTAATGATGAAAATAATATTGAACCAATTCCAATAACACAAGAATGGATTATAAAATTTAATGCTGAAAAAATAAAAGGATACGGCAATAATCGTTTTTGGTATGTTATATTTTTAGATGAATACAAAGACGAATCAATGCTATTTATTCATTATAGCATTGGTGATAATTTTTGTACGCTAAATGAAGGATACAACGAAACTATAATAAAAAAAATTAAATACGTTCACGAACTTCAAAACCTATATTTTGCATTAACAGGAGAAGAATTATAAATTAAGTAATCAAATTACAATGAAAAAACAATTAGAATTATTACGTTCTGAAGAATCAGAACTAAAACACAAATTAGCAGAAAATAAAACAAAACAGAATGTTCTGATAATAGAAATTTACAAAAAAGAATCAGGCTTAAATGTTGGTGATAAAGTTGAAATAAACAAAGGCAGAACCGGAGTTATTGACAGGTTTAATGTTAATAATGGAACGGCTGAACCAGTTGTAAGATTATTTAAGAAGGACGGAACGCCAGGAAACAGAGAAGCGCGGGTTTGGCAATTTGATAAACTAACGAAACTTATATAATAAACTAAATTTAATAAATTGAAATAAAACATTTAACTAAAACAGTACAGGGACTTAAATAGTCCCTTTTTTTATGTTATTCCATTTAATAATTCTTTTGCAACTTCGCGTCCACGTTTTTCAGTATCAACATTTTTCAAAGCCCAATAGAGATAGCTGTCACCGGCGAAACCAGGATGGTTAACTTTTTTACCAAAGAATCCTTTTTTAACAGTTCCTAAAACTTTGGCATTTTTAACCTCAATAATATGCGCTCCATAACCAAATTCAATGGCCGGAGCATATTCTACATTTGTTCCAATCGCGCCTTCATATTCTTTTAAATCGACTTGAAAATCTGATTTGTATGTTTTACCTTCTGCTGTATAACTTTCTGAATTATCAGCGCGTTTGGCATATTTTTGTCCGAGTGTTTTAATATAAAATGAGTTTCTTAAACGTGATGTAACTATATGACCGTCAGCTTTAAGTTTTTGCTGTGCAAGTGTCTTAATATCGAAAAGCAAAGTAACGAGCATTTTAAAGGCAGATTCAGGAGCCATCTGTAAAAGTTTTTTCATTTGCTTATCGAAATTGGCCTTAGATTGCTGTTGTAATTCAATCGTTGCTCCGCCTCCTTTGCTTGCTGCCATTATTGCTGAGTGTTTGCTATAACTTTTATTTCACGTTTTGCCTCGTTAACTTCTGAAATTGAAACAACTCTAAATTCTTTACTTTCGTAAGTCAGTTTCATTCCGCGTGTAATATTAGCTCCACTTTCGTAAATAAATCCAAATTCAAACGTTCTGAAATCAATAGGCAATCCATAACTGATAAGTTCACGCATTGAAAGCTGACGAGCTGAACACCATGTTTCTGTTGATGTTCCTGCAACCGTTTGCGTTTTACCTCCAATACCGTCATCTGTAAAAGTTCCTGACGTTGTGTATGAAATTCGCCTATTTAAATTTCCTGTATTCATTAAACAATGCAAAATTTAGCCAAATTAGCGTAGCAGTTTTCAGAAAGTTGGGTTATTTGCCCTTCAAATGTGTTACCCCTGTTTCGGTATTGTTCATCTATTTCACGTAACATCTCATTTTTGATTGCCTGTAAGCAAGTACCTGACGTTTTATATGTTACTTTTATGCCGTAGTCATTTGCATTGCCTAAAACAGTTACATCGTTTGGTTTAATTATAAATTGTGTTAACCCTGTTTTTATATAGTCAGTAGAAACAACACCGTTTAAAGTTACTTCTTCAATGCTTGAATGTTCAGGATAAGGCAGCTTTATTTCGTCTGCAATTTCTTCATCAAAATAAATTATAGTCGATGCAATCAAAGAAAGTCCGGTGAATTCTTCAATCATTTCACGAACGCCTGTTATTATTGTGCCAATCAAAGTGTCATCAGTTGAAAAATCAACTTTCAAGTAAGACTTGACAGTTGCGGCACTTAACGGCTCCGAACCTGTGACAGTTTTTTTAATTTGCATTTTTCTTTTTCCTTTGTTTTAATTCAGGTTCAATTTTAGTTTGACGTTTTACTTCTGCAACTTTTGATTCAATCGGTTCTGGCACTAATTCACCATAACCCTTGCGAATTACAAACGCTTCTTGTTCATCTGTTGCATCAAATGTAGTTCCTGCATCTCTGCCCCAAAGTCTGCGATTAATTTTAACTTTTCCCATAATAAAAAAATTTGAACCGTAGCGGGGAAACGAACCCCGCTTAATTCCAAAATACGGTTATTTATAAACATAAGTACCTGTCAACTTAGTTGTATCACCTGAAGTACCAGTAACGCCAAATTTATAATAACGTTGTGCAGGATCAGGAATTGTAAAGTTTAACGTTGCTGCATCGTACAAATTCAACTTTCCAATAATGGAATCATTTACCCTCGCATAAGGTGAGAAGAAAAGCATTTTACCCAAATCATTATTCAAGTTAAAATAATTTGTTCCATCGTTTGATGCTAAAACTTCAATAGTTCCGTCGGTAGTACCTCCGAGCTGTGTGCATAAAAAAGAAACCGATAAACTTTGATAACTACCGTTCAACTGAACAGGGCCAAGATAAATAGTTTCGGCTCCTTTTACAGTATCAACATCAATAGTTTTTAAAACTCCTTTTTGAGCGTTTGCAAAAATTACAGGCAGCAGTAAAGCGAAAATAAAAATTAATTTTTTCATCTTACACCTCCTTATTGATTAGTAATTTCAGCAATTGTATCGGCAAAAGTATCAGTAACAAATGCGGCTGAATCGTTTGTTTTAACAATCAAAGAACCTCTCATATAAAGAGTAACAGTTTTCAGCATTTTTTCAGCATCATCTTCGTTTTGGTCCCAAATCTTCAAGTCCATTCCTTTACGCATCCAGAATTTTGCTTTGGTGAAATCACCAACCAAATAAGAACCGGCTGTCATTCCGTTGTTTTCGATTACACGAACACCCCCAATACCAGGTAACGACTGCATAAACGGTGGAAGCAAATAAGCACCTCTGTCATCACGTTCAAGTTCAAGGTCACGAACATCGGAAGGATTAAGAATAATATAATTCGGTTTGAAGTTTGCTTTTTTAACCTGAGTTATCGCAAATTTCAAAGCATCATATTTGTTTGGTGTAATTCCTGCGGCTAAGGTGTCACCGGCTGCACTGAAAGCAGTGGCACCTGTTAAAATACCATCCCATCCGTTAACTGCAACAGTACCAGTCAACAAAGCAGCATCAAGTTTCAATGCCATCAATGTTAACAATTCTGTTTGAATTTCAGAAAGCAACCAATCAACATCATCGATAGAGTTGTTTGAAACTTTAATGAAAGCCAAAATATTCTGCATTGTTACAGATGCAGTTGCATAACCAAGTACAGATTCAGTTACAGAACCACCGGCCAAAGTTGTTTGTGTACCTTCTGTTACAAATCCTGAATTGTCAGTACGTGTTTTACGGTAAGTGTAATAAACAGTAAGAGAGTTTGCAATTCCAGTCTGAATAATATCCAGAATGAACGGCATTCGGTCTGGAGTTTTATTAACTCCAACTTCAAACTGTGGTACGGGCAATAATGAGCCTGTAGTAATTGAGGCTGTTGCGGTTTCAAGGAAAGTTTTAACTTCAAGTTGAAGGTCTTTTACTTTTCCTTTTGCCAATCCTGAAAGCGTTTCAGCTTCTTTTGTAAGTTTTTCTTTTAATTCAGCAGCAAAAGTCTTAACCTCTTTTGAAGGTTCTTTTTTTGCTTTCTGAATTTCAATATCAAGGGCATCGAGTTGCTTTTGCATTTCTGCTTTTGCATCTTCCATTTTTTTCAAATCACCTTTTAATTCAGTGATTAATTTTTCATTTTCTGCTTTTGCTTCTTTTACGGCTGTTTCAATAGCTTTCTGTTGTTCAGAAATAGCTTTACCATGTTCAGCAAGAGCATCGAGTAATTCCTTTTTTTCCACGTTAAAAATTTTAATTGCTATTTAAAGCGGTTAATAATTCTTTTTTACCACCAATCAAGGCAGTTACTAACTCATCCTTTGAAATAGCGACTTCTTCTTTTTTTGGCTCAACATGAGGCGCAACACCAAAAACAAGTGATTTCAATTTCTGAATCTCAAAATTTATTTGTTCGTTTCGTACTATTGAGAGTACGCGGTCGAATTCTTTACTTAAATAATCAATCTTTTCTTCACCTTTCATTGATTCAATCACGGCCAACGGATTTGCGGCAACAGTCACCAAACTAACCTCAATAAGTTTAATTTCAGTCAGTAAATTGACTTCTACACCGTCACGAATTTCTGATTTGCTGTTCATTGTGCGGTAACCTATTGACATTTCTTTCAAAATTCCTTCTTTGACTTTAATCTGAATGTCATCTTCGGCAGCCGAAAGCATAACTGTTAATTTCAATCCGTACTCATCCTCATCAATTGATTGAATCTTTCCTACCGGATTCCAAATGTCATGCTGATAGCAAAATGCAATCCTGTCTTTTCGTTCAATCAATGTTTTTGCAAAGGCTCCGCGTTCAATTATATCACCGTATGAATCAATATTTCCGAATACAGCACCATATCCAGTAATTATAAGATTTCCGTTTTCTTCTGATTTGTATTCAGTAATATCAAAATTTTTGAACTTAAGATTGTCCATTACTTATATTTTAATATCACAAATTTACTAAAAAATTGAATAATAAAAAAACAATGATAAATGTCATGAAATTTTAATTAAATAAGATGTATTTTGCAAAAAAAACAATATGAAACTTAAAGACTTTTTAAAAGAATATAATATTTCAATAGATGAATTATTGGAAAATTTTTATGTTATTAATTATAATATTGATAACGAAGTACAAGAAAAGCAAAGAGTTAAATTTGGTTCTTTTTCAAAAGAAACTGAATTATATGTTTGCAAAAATACAATTGACATTGAATTAAGAAAGACACAAATATTTCCACCACAATTTTATGAATAATTAAAACTATGAAATACAAAGCTATTATTTTAACTGAATCAATAGATTCGCACGGAGATAAAATATTAATTCATGGAGTTAATATTAAAAATGGCAATGTTCCAATTACTGAAAATTTTAATTTAGAAAAAATAGTAGGAATTGCAGACAACTTTAAAAAAGAAAATGATAAATTGATTTGTGATATTGAAATTTCAGATAAATACAAATATTTAACTCCTGCGATAAGTTTCAGATGTATCGAAAATCATATTGAAAATGGTATTTTTATACATGATAAAATTGAAATTGTTTAAATAGGATTATGTACTTCAAATGCTGATAGTTCAATCAAACCGTTAAATGAACAATAAATTATAAAACAACATGAAATTATTTAAAAGACAATCGAAATTAGACAATCTTATAAAAGAGCAACAAAAAACTAATGAATTATTGCGTGAAGTTATTAAATCAATTGAATATCATTCTGAATTACAACGAAAATATAATTCAGCATACCATATTAAATAATTTCGTGAATAATAGTGCAACGGCAATTAATTACATTAGATGCTCCTCCATCTGGGTCACCTGGATATTTCATAAAAGTTCCGTCACCCATATCAAAAGTTTGATTCGGAAGAATACCACCTACTGAATCACTCCATTGTTGGGCGTAAATATGCGAATCCCTTATATTTGGCAATCCTGAGTTAGACCAAAACTTTTTATAATTATATCCAGTTGATTGTGCTGCCATTTCAGCAGCCTGGTTTGAAGCTGAAACGATTTCGGTTTGTGCTATTGCTCTGGCTCTTGCATAACCATTACCACGAAGATTTACACCTACACTATGATAAAGTTCTGACGTTATCTTATCAATACCCCATCCGTTTGTATCGCCTTCGTCTAAAACTTGTCTAATTATATCTAATATTTTAGACTTAGACGTTGAAGTTATAGTTGTAATTTTTTCACCCGACAGAGCAACTAACTGGCTTAGTTTATTCTGAAAAACAGATTCATAAATTGCATCTTCTTCACTTGCCTTGCCTTTAATCATATTATTTCTGACCATTACAGCAAGTTTAGCAGACATAGGATAATAAACCTCAAACATTCGTTTAACAGGTTCTTCGCTTATATTTTCAGCCAATTGAGGCCATTGCCTGAAATCTGTTTGTTTTGCCTTTTCTAAAAATGATTTGTATTGAATTGTTAAAGCCTGTTTTGCAAGTGAAATTCCTTTTCTTTCGATTGCATTTCTGGCTCTGATAAACTTTTTTTCAAACTGCTTAGATTGTTGTTTCATATTTTGAATATTACAGTTGCAGAATATCCAACTGAAAACTTATATGTTTTCAATTCTGCTATCTGAATGAAAATAAATTCAGGATATAACTTATTTATCTTTTTATCAAATTCATCCCAAGTTTTGAAGTCTATTATTTTCGTTTCAATCATTTTCAAATAATTTTTCAAAAAAGTAGATTAATTTTCCTATTGAACCATTCAAAAACAGATAAAATAATAATGATGCCAAAACAAATCCTGATATAAATATTAAAAATTTCATTCAAAAAGTCCCAAAGGTGAACTAAATCATTCAATGAATCTTGCCATTATTTCAGCGTATTTTTTAACTCCAAGCAATGTTAAATGAATACCATCCTGACTGTATTCTGTTTTTAAATCATCAATATATCCGGTTGCAATTCTGACCTGACCCAATTCGTCATGTATTGGAACTAATGTTGCCAAATTATCCGTACACCATTGAGCTATGTTTGTATTCCATGTCCTAAGTGTTCCGCATAGAGTTGCATCTATATCATTACGTGGTGCAATGTCACAAATAAGCAACTTTTCAGAACTTGACGCATCGAATAATATTTTAATCGCATCCAAATCAGACAAAACCTGCGCCCACGTTCTACCTGTAGCTAAGTCGTTACTTCCAAATCCAAGTATTACAAACTTCGAATGTGTAGCTAAAGCATTTGGTATCAACAATGACAATCCATTTGCATAAGTATTTGTTGACAGTGCGTGATTTTGATAATTTAAAGTTGAATCTAATGCTAATTTAGTCCAGTAAAACGGTTCAGATTCTATATTTCCGCCCGGATATGAAACCATGTTTGCCTCTGGGATTGCCAGATATTCACATCCAAACCATTTATTACCAGTTCCTTGGTTTGCCCCCATCATGGTTGAGCCACCTGCTAACGCAATGTATGGTCTTTGTCCGTACAATTCCATGCAAGCATTTCCAGCCGTTGTTCCTGTAGTATCAAATGCGTTTGAATCTGATATATCACCTGCAACTGATTTTACTCTGAGAGAATAATTTACCTGCGTAACTTTCGGATAATTCCCTACATCTGTGTACAATGCCGGAATATCGCCATATTGTACATTAATTGGGGTTAAATCAAACGTTTGAATACCAGTTGTTGTTGGAACAAATGAACTTTCTCCAACAAAATCATAAAGAGATGCCGATATGTTATATCTAAAAATTTTAAGTTTCCATGTTGCGCCATTCCTTGCATGTATATTTATTTTTATTGAAGAAATAGTTCCGGTTTGTCGTATTCCAAAATTTGGGTAAATAATAGTTTTACCTACATCCCCATAAGCGGTCAAATTAGTCCACAATCTTTCATAAATACCACCATAAGGTACATAATCAGCCGCTTCCTGCCATGTTTTTATATTACTTATCAATGGATTCAACAATGACCCATTTAGAACATTTCTTAAAACATTTTTTGTAGTATCTTTTGTTACAAATTTCATACTGCATTGTAATTGTATGACACATTTCCCGTTGTTACACCGGCAAAATTAACTTTAACAAAATCGCCAGGTTTTCCTGTTATTGCCATATATTTACCAACATTAACCACTAATGTTGATGAAATATCACTGCCAGACTCCTCCGCAACATCATAAACTGTACCCCCCACTGATAATTCAATAGTAAAAGTGGTTGTATCGCTGATGTCATCACTGAACATGTCAATTGAAAATATTCCCGAAGATGGAATTACAGTTACTATTTCCCTTGTAACTTCCAAATCTATTGTACCGGATGTCTTTTTTCCCATTTTATTTAAATTTTATTTGTAATCTTCAAAACTTTTATTTGTCTGGTCAATCAAATCATTGGCCATATAATCACTTAAAAAACCGTCACCCATAGGAATAATAGGCTCATCCATTAATGGATTTTCATTTGGACTTTTACCTGTTGCAATACGAATTTCGTTACCTGTCCATCGTGCCTGTTTCATCCATTCAACCTTTTCTTTTATTCCTTCCTGCAATTCTTCAACATCTGAATAATCAAATTCAAAACGTAAATCTTTATATTCAGGAATCCCGTAAATTAAACAAGCATTAAAAGTTTGAGTAACCCTGTCAAGGTTTGGCATAATACAATCAGTCCATGCTGATTTACGGGCTGTTGCCATATTGTTATACGTCTTTTGACCGTAACCAAATAATTCAGGCGGAACACCATAAACGGCACATAAAGCAATAATTCCGGCGGAACTCGATTCAATAACGGTCATATCTGCAAGTTTTGAACCTAAATCAAGTTTACCCATTTTATCCTTTAAAACCAAAGGCAATCCGCGTGTTTTTTCACTCGCTGACTTTTTAATTTCTTTTATTATTTCGGCTCGCTGCGGGTCTGTTAATCTATTTGGATTCGCATCAATACCATTTCCTGTATTTGCTATTTCCTTGAACAAAACATAAGGAGGAGATTGATTTTCAAATTGTTTTAATTCAGTAAGTTCAATTTGATTAAGTTTTGATACAGTCCTTGCCGCTGCACGAAGCGGAGAAAGTCCATGTAATGAGCGTTCATTTTTCGCATTCGGGTTAAATAACTTTGAATGATAAACCTCGTTAGGTTCAAACATTACATTGTAGTTTCCTTCAACTTTATATCCTTTTACTGGTTGAAACATTGAACCCTCAATAATTTCAATATCATTTGAAGGAAGTTCAAAAATTTCAGGAACCTTGCCTTTATTTGGCCCTGTAATTAATTGAGGTTTGTAAACAAAAAATTCACCGATTGTTAGCAAATAAACTAAGTGAGCTGTTATGAAGTCATCCGTGAAAGTGTCTTTATTTACACGTTCCAAAAAAGTTAAAAGTTCATGGTCTTTTACTTCTTCCTTATCTCCGTTTGGTAGTTTTTTATAAAGTTTTAAATACGCCTGTTTACGCATCTTGTCTATTCTGTCGATAATCGAATAAACAGATGTATTTCCTGAATAGCCTTGTTCGATATATTGGTCAGGGTCATCAGGCATAATATTGGCAGTTCCATCGTGTATTTCGTATTGATAAAGAGCCGTGTATAATTTTTTTCGCCAAGATGACGGCATAAAGTCAATTAAGGCCATATTCTTTTAATTTCTTTTTACAAATTTAGAAAAAAAAATAGTTATTTAAAAATATATGATTTTTGTCATGAAATAATAAAATTAATAGTTATAGATTTGATTATTGTTTAACAATTTAAAAATTAAAATCATGGCACGTAAACACAACGTGGAAGAAGTGCTTCGTTCGTTATCAAAAAAGCACGATGTAAAAATTTCACAAGAAGAATAAGTATTTATCTTAAATCAAAAACTTAAAGAATCAAAAAACGATTTAGGTAATGGAAGTTGGGGAAAGATAAGTTTTTTGGTTAATTACACAATTGTTCCGGTTTATCAATGCAATTCTTATGAGGCATTTTTGAAAATAAGATAAGCCGTTCCATTTCAAATTTAAGTTTTAAGCACGTTAATTAATTTTAACGTGCTTTTTTATAAATCTGAATAGTTTACAACAACTGATTCATGTTTCCCTGAAAATCCTTTTATACTCCATGCATAACGAATTGCATCAATGGAATGGTTTAACCAATCTTTAGGTTGATTGATAAACTTACCATCTTTATCTTGTTTCCACTGATAATAACGATTCTCTTTAATTATGTTAGTGCTTTTTGAAGTTACAAGTATTTTTTTGCGTTTTAAAAAGTCAATACCAGCCATTATTGAACCTGGCTTTTTATCTGCCCCAATTGCATTAATGCCTAAAAGTTGTAATTCAACAATTGACTTTGGTTCAGCAGAATCACAAATAACTGGTTCGTTTTTATATCCTGATTCGAACAAATATGCTGCTATTTCTGAATTTGTCAATCCCTTGCGATACAAAATCTCATCCAAATAAATACGTTCTTTAAATTCAATTGTTTTAACTATTGAAGTAGGGTCATTGCTAAAACCAAAATCCAATCCATACCAAAAACCATCAATTTCAGGGAATGTATCTATTTGTTCCCAAATTGAAAATACACGACCTTCCGTAATTCCGCCCCATTCACCTAAAGCATAAATTTTGTAGTAATTTTTGTCAATGTATTGATAACTTTCAAGTTCTTTCTTATACGCTTCATCAATGAATTTATTATCCTGATATGTTGTTTTTATTACAGTTGTTCGTTCTAAAATTTCAGGATTATCAAAGAAATGTTTTTTTATCCAATGTTCTTCATCAATCGGGTTAAATGTCAAAGTCATTTGTAAGTCATCACGTCCACGCAAACGAAGGTTTAATTGCATAAAGTCATCCTTAGTTAACTCTGATGCCTCCTCAATCCAAACTCTCGTAATTCCGGCAATAGATTTAATTTTTTCAGGGTCATCCATTCCCTTGAAAAGAATCTGAGAACCGTTCAAAAATTGAATGTATTGAAGTGTTTTATTTTCTGAATAAATTTCAGAAAGTCCCCAATTATTTAAAATAGTTGTGAATAAAGAAATTACTGAATCCTTGATTGTAGTATTTACTTTTCGTATTACTAAAAGTTTTTCTTTTTTTTGAAGGCATTTAATAATTTCATGTTGTGTTTGAGTATATGATTTTCCTGAACCAGCACCACCGTAATTTATAACGAACCTTGTTTTTGATTTTTGGAGTTTAAAAATTAAATCATTAAAAAGTTTATCCTGATTTTGTTGTAAGTTAATCAGCATTTTCTACCGGAGGTTTTACTATTATTTCGCCTGAATGTTCAAGTTGTTGTTTATCCTGTAACCCCAAATCACGGGCAATAATACTTGAATTTAAAAATCCAGCTGCTGCACCTTCGAACTTTTGTCTGTAAATAATTTCTCGTATGCGTGTAATGATTAACGAATAATCTTTTGATAATTTATCATTTTTATTCTTTAAAGATTCTTCGAACTGATTGAAATAGTTTACATTACAATCTAAATAAGAAACAAGTCCCTGAATGGTAAAAGGGCGCATTTTTTTGCATGTATAGGCATCAACATCCTCTGTATCTCGGCTTGATTTTGTTTTAATTAATTGTTCTTCAAGAAGTGGATTATCTACGCACCATTCAAAATATTCACATGCTGCCTCCCATAATAATTCAGGAGTATTGAATAATTTATCTCGCCCATGTTTTGAACGTAATTCCCAAAATCTATTTCCTTTTGGTGCAGCCATAACTAAAAATAATCAAATCTTAAATTGTAAATTATTATTTCAGCAATTGCAGCTAAAATTATTAAAGCTGCAATAATTAAGTAAAAATTTTCTTTTAGTTTTTTCATTGAAATATAAGTAAGTGATTTTAACACTTGAACTGATTACACGAATCAGATTATAGTCTTTGATTGCTTTGCAATTCCTAATTAACTTATAAATACCTTGTCAAAGTTAGTTGTTTTTTTTGACATTTGCAATAAAAAAACCGGGGCTACTATGGTGCAGCCCCGAAAACCAAATCAATAAATCAACCCAAACTAAACCTAACAAATCGCGTATGAATAATCAAATGTATGAAAATTAATTTGAAATCGCAATATTCGACATCAAAAAATTACAGTTTCGTCACAATAAAATTCGTCATCAAACGGTTCAAATTCTTTCAATTGTTTTATTTCATCGTTTAGCTTTTCAATTCTGTAAAAAACAATCAAAGTAATTAACCAGGGTAGTGCTGCTACTAAAATTAGTACAGAGATTACAAGTGTTGCCATATGTTTATTTTTTATTCAATTTTAATTTTTTCATGAAAATTTACCTTTTTTTCTACTATATTTTTTTCTTTAAAAAAAATAGTCAACCAACTAAAATATTTATTCAAGAACAAAACAGTTTTATAAAAATTTAATGCAAGTAAAAAATCATGTTCAGTCAACAAATTTTCACCGCATTTAGGACACGCCACATTAATATACGGTCGTATTGATTCAATTGGATATTCTGGATTATAATTCTTTAATAAACTTGCTTTAACTTCAAAATTACAATTCAAATTGTCGCACTTTATAGCAGCTTCATTTGAAGTTTTTAAATCAATTAATTTTCTCATTTTATCTTTATTTATTTTCTAAAACTTTCGCCTTTTAGTTCTATGAAGTTGAACATTTCTTTCATTCTATCTGCAATAATCTTTTCAATTTTTAAATCTTTTGGATGAAAATTACTCGTGCAATGGGTTAAATAACCTTGCTGAAATAATTCATAACGAATCATAAAAAGTGAATTTATTAATTCATTGGCCTGAGTACCGTATATTTTTTCATTTACATCTTTTCCAAATTCATTAATACATAAATGCAAAGGTTTTGATTCTTTCCTGAATCCGAAATAATCAAGTGAACCATCTTTTTTGTAAACATCAATAATTTGTTCAACTGAAGTTATTTGAAAACCATTCGGATTTAATTTTTTACCAAAATTATCAGTTAAAGAAATATGCGCCAGCAACTTTCTTAAAATTGTAAAAATTGTCGATTTACCAACTCCATAATCGCCAACCAAATAAATACCTTTGTTTAAATCATATTCTCCGGTATTACCAGTGAAATAAATCAAAAGGTTTGTAATTATTTTTGAGAATTCTTTTTTAACTAAGAATCCTTCTCCAACCAATAATTTACCAAAAGAAATGTAAATATTTTTAATTTGTTTTTCAAACTCTGAAAATTCAAATAATTTTTTTATTGCATTTTCTTTATTTTTCCCAAAATTCGCGTCCTGCATAATCTCGTTTATCTGTCTCATTTTGTTTGTCAATTTTTAAATATTGAAGTGAATTTAAAAGTTTGGATTTCCAATTTTTTATTTTTTTTCCATTTCCATCGTTCCAGTTATTTTCTTTCCATGCTTTATATTTCAATTCAAGTTTGTGTAAATCCGTATTTGATTGATTTTCTAAAGCGTAATTTTTAAATTCTAAAAATTCTGGAATATATATTTCTTTACTTTCTTTTTCTTTTCTTTTCTTTTCTTTTATAGCATTGCTGTTGCTTTGCGTTTGCAATGCATTTGCATCATTCTGTATGTTCTTATTCCATCGTGCTTTTGCGGCTTTTTTTGCATTAAAAGTTTTTCCTTTTCTTAATTTTAATCTATGCATAACTGATTCTGAATAGAATGCATTATCTTTAATTTTAAATAATCCAAATTCATTAATAATTGATTTAAGAATTACTATATCTATTCGCATTTCAAATGCAATGCGTTCGTAATGCAATTGCATAAATCCATCATTTTGGTATAAAGATTCAACCAAACCCCAAAAAATTCCATATCCAATCCATCCATGTTTGAACATTAGATTTTTTATTTTTTCATCTTCTCTTGGATTATAATCATGTGAAAAATATTCCATAGCTGCAAATTATGGTACTCAAAAAGAGAGGCGGTTGCAGCGATTCAAGAAATGTAGAATCCCGCCACTCAATTTGAGTTATTGTTTAAAATTAAATTCAATTATTTATTTCTTGTTCGCTGCATTGCAAATATAGTTTAAAAAATTAACTTTTATGTTATAATTTATATTAAATTTTTAAAAAGGGAGCCGGATATGGTAGTCCGAAATTACTCCCTTGTTACCTAACAGAAATCAATCTTTTCTTTTTTCGTTGTAAAGCGTTTTTTCTTCGAGTGCTTTTTGAATGTCAATGTTATAGTGTTTGGCATAACAAAGACAAACAATAATAACATCTGCTAATTCCTCTGGTTCATCTGCACTTTCGGCAAAAAAGAATTCGTTCTTTTCTTCTTCAAGTTTTTTAAAGAATTCGTAAATAGTTGTATTGTCTGAAATTAACCCACGTCTTACAGTTGCGTTGTAATTTCGTTGCTGTATTTCTTTAAGTGTAAGCATTTTTATTAATTTTAAAATAATGTTGGATTTATTTCATTTAGTTTTGATTTTGCAAAACCTAAATTTTTTATTTCATCAAGTTGTTTTCTGTTTTCTTCAATCCATTTAGTAGCATCTTTGTAGAAATTTCGCTTAATTTCAAAACCGAAAGCCTTTCTGCCTAAATTTTCAGCAGCTACCAACGTCGAACCAGAACCAGCCACAGGGTCAATTACAACTTCACCATGATCAGTGAAAATTGAAATTAAAGTTTCTAATAGTTCCACTGGTTTTTGAGTTGGGTGAAGTTTTTCGTTTTTAGTATCACGAGGCCAGTCTATGCAGTTAAATATCATTTTGCCGTTATTGTTAAACTTTGGCAATTTTTCACGGTAAAAAACTAAACCATATTCGCAGTTTCCAACAATCTTCATGTTTGCCTTTAAAACCTGAGCAGAAAAGTTTTTCCGAAAAACTAAATTTATGTAGTTGTTTAATCCGTAACGCTTTGCAAGTTCAATGAAATAAAATTGCTGTTCGAATTCACAAAATAAAATCATTGCCGGAGCTTGTCCTTTTTCTTTAGGTTCTTTTTTCAACATTGTAGAACAAAAGTGCATAAATTCAGCAGGGCGAAAATCTTTGTCAGTATCAAAAAATGATTTTCCTGCAAGTTCTGATTCACCGTTTTTATTATCACCATCTTTGTACCATGCAGGATTACTTGCATAAGCATTATTGCCTAAATTGTAAGGCACATCTGCAATTATTAACTGTGCTTTTGGTATTTGGTAAACTTTAAAGTTTTGAAAGTGGTCATGATAAAGCATAATTTTTACTTTTTAAAAACATGACAAAAGTCAGTTTTATAATTTATGTTCAATTAATGATTCAAACTCAAAAAGAATATTAGGGTATTTTTCTTTAAGCCATTGCCTCAAATTTTTCTTTTTGTTAAGTTCTTTTTGTTCGTCAGTAATTTTATAACATGAAACTTTATTTCCATAAAAATCTTCAATTGATGAAACTTCAATAATTCCATCCTGAAGTAATTCAGTAAGTCGTTTTTTAATTCCTTCGTTTGAAACAAGCAATCTATCAGAAAGCATATAACTATGCTGATTTGGCCTTGAAAATAGTTCTCTTATAATTCTTGCTCTGTGAGAATTAAATTTCTTTTGATTATTTTCGTCAAAGTACGCCGAAAGTGAGTTATTGTTCATTATTTTTTATTTAAAAGGTTATGTTCGTTCAATTTATTCATGAATTGTTTGCGCCAAATTCGCTGATATTCTTTCAAAAATTTAGGGTCTGAATCTATAATTCGAACACCGTGTATTGCAGTTGCGTGGTCTTTATCCAATAGTTTACCAGATTTATCAAAAGAATATTTCATATATTTATTTAAATACCAAAAAATTAGATACCTGGCAAAAACAACTTCCTCTTTTCGTGTTCTTAATCTTAGCATAGGTATAGTTATTCCGCAGCTATCACAAGCAAATCGGTAAATAATATTTACATCAATTTCATCATTTACAATTTGGCTTTCAAATATTTTCAATGAATCTTCTTTATTTAGTTCAATTTTTAAGTCGAATTTTTTCATATAATAAAATGCTTTATGATTTATGTTTTTTTCGTGGTGAATTTCAATCTTTCCAAGTCCAGTTAAACCGTGTTCTGATTCTTCCATTTCAATTATAGAACGTGTATTCATTTGTTAATAATTTTATTTAAAGTTTACAAAAATAGTTAATTTGAATAAAAGTTATTAACTATAAAGGCACATAGTAACCTACCCAATTTTCTGATTTATCGAATGCACTTCCAACATAACTACGGAGAATGTGAGCGTATTTTTCAGCCTGTTCAAGTTCTTTTAAAGTAAAGAATTTAGTAGTTTCTTTTAATTTTATTCCTCGTTCTGTGAATAGTTCTGTTGGTGGTTCCTGTACTTTTTTCTTTCTCATGTTATTCATCTTTTAATAATTGTCTCAATTTTTCAAGTCCACTTTTTAATTTATCAGAAGATGAATTTTCAACTTTAGTCCAGCTTAATGTTCCGAATACTTCATTAATAAGTGAATTTTTTCTTTGTTTTGCATCAGCTGTCATTCCAGGTATTTTTATTTCTAAAAGTCCTTTAATTTCTTCTGAAAGTTCAATTCTTTTTCTTTTTTCAATTGCAAAGTCATCTTCTGGATTTATTGTATTACCTTCAAAAAGAGAAGAAGATGAATTTTTATAAAAATTAGTTTCTTTTGAATTTCCCCCAATATTTATAAAATCAAAATGAGGTTTAAAATCTAAATAGTTAGGTAATTCAAATTCTTTTTGGTTGATACAGTCAGAACGGTCTTTTTCAACAAATGCAAAAAGTCTTTCCTTACCGTCAATAATTTTTCTTTGCATTTCAATTAAAAGAGATGGCTCATAACTTAGTTCTTTTTCAGTTGCCATTCTGGTTCCTGATTTTATTAATTCTTTTTTACCGTTTTCATTTTCCTGATATTCATACATATCACCGGCACGACCACAAACAATCATGTGAAGTGAACTATTTAGGAAAGAATCAGTAAATTTTGCCCACATTGGCTTAATTTGTCCCCAATGTTGAAATTCTAATTGAATTGATGGTTTAAAGTTCTTTTCAACCCAATTTAATCCATATTTTTTTTCAAGTAATGATTTTCTATCATTATTGTATTGAATTAAATAAGATTGTGTTAATTCACGCCATACATGCGAAATTGAATCAACTATCATAATGGATGCTTGTTGTTCTGCAATTTCAACGGCTTTCATTAAATCTGAAAATGTTCTCGATTTTTTAACAAAGCAATTAATATTTTCTTTTTTAAATAATGGTAGAATCCAATCAGAACCTTTTTCAGTATCAAAAAACACAACTGGTTTTTTTAGATTATGTTCTTTTATTAATCCCTTTGCTATTTCAAAAGCTGTTCTTGTTTTTCCTGTACCAGCATTTCCATAAATACCTACTTTTGCAAATGAAGGCATATCATTATCTGCAAAAAAATCTTGTAAATTGTTATTCATATTTTTTAATTTAAAATGTAATATCCTTTTCTTAGAATTTTAAATTGTGGTCTTCCTGATATTGTCAAAATTTTTGAATCTGGCATTTTAGCCACAAACTCGCGTTCATTTTCAGTTAATCCATTTTCTCGAATAAGTATTGAAATTAACTGGTATCTGTTGATTATCATGATTTATTTTTCTTCAAAAGTAAATGTTTTGAATGTTTATAAATATGACAATTATCATGTTTTGTATTTAATTAAATAAAAAAGCCGGAATTTAACCGGCTAATAAAAGTGATTAATGATTGAAATTATTTCAATTAAGTTTATTTCCCCAAAATTCATTGACAAATTGCGTGCGTGTACGTTCAGCATGTTCTTTATTCAGGCAATATCTTTCTTTTGTAATTTTGCCGTTAAATTCAATCCATGCTTTCCAGTTTCCTTCTGAATCCTGTCCAACTTCAAAAGATGTAACGTAATTTGGTATGTTAAATGTTGTTGTCATAGTATTAATAGTTTATAGTTTGTCCTACCATTAATTTTTCAATAGATTTAACTGATTTGCTTTTAAGTTTTGCTTTAAAATCTGAAAACTGAATCAAATTTCCTGAAATATGAAAAGAATCAATAATATCATTTGAATCAATTCCAAATTCACCAGTAAGCAATAAACTGAAATCTTCGCGTTCAATTTCAAATTCAAAATCAAAGTAAAATTTATTACATCTGTTTTCAGTTAATTTTGAAATTTGCTTTTTTAATTCTTGTTCGATGTCAAATAGTTCCATATCTTTTTTTTACAATTTTAATGCAAAAAAAAATATTAAAACATGACAAATATCATAATTTATTAAATTGTTTGTTTGTAGTTTAGCTAACGTAATGCAGCCCTAACGGTTTGGCTAAGTTTAGTAGCCTGACCACTGACTTTGAAATTTTGATATTAACCAAACACAGGCTATTAAATTTAGCCTGTGTTATAAAACGTTTTTTATGGCACACGGGGAAAATGCTGAAAAGTACGGAAATAAAGCAGGTAAAGAATGGTGGGGGAAACGACCACTTAGTAATACAAACGTAAGTAGAAATAAAGGCATGAAACTATGGAAACGACTATTACATAAAATTGAGCGGAGGGAAGGAAAGAAACAAGCGCAAAATGTTTTATAACGGGCTGCGTGTTTGTGTAGGCTGTTGCCCGAATACCAATAAAGTTGAAACGAGTTACAAACGATTAAACAACAGAGCGATGGAAGAATTTTTAAATGAACTACTAACCTTCATTGATAAAAAAACAGATTGGAAGGTTAACAATGACACTACTAACTCTCAAGTCATAACTGAATTTCTTTATAGAAATAAAGAATTAACTGCCCAATTTATTGCGAGCGTCGGCAAGACGTCCGAAACGAGCGAAAACAGCTTACATAAACACGATGTTAGCTTTAGCGAAGCGGTTATATGCCCAGATTGCCATAAATACAAGAGAATGCAGGGAAATGGTATTATGCACCAACTATATGAATATGGTAGCGAAGCGGAGGTTTGCGATGGTTGCGGAGAAACAAAGATTCTACGCTCCGAAAACTTATGCCAGGAATGCTGGGATAAACTTCCATAGCAAACTTAAAGCTAACGGCAACTTGTTTGTTGTCGTTGCGGATTTAGAAGAGCGTCAGCGTCCGACAGGACGTGACGGTCGAAAAAGAAGCAAGACAACGCATAGCATTAACACCGCAATGCAATAAACAAAATGTTAGCAAACGGCTTTTATTAAGTATTAAAATCATGACAGATAAAGAATTACAAAAATTAATGGATGACACTTACAAGGCTTGTGTTCACCATAAAAGACTTCTCGAAGAATTAGAAGAAGAATATGAAAAGAGATTTGGATTTGACCCTTCAAGTGTAGATGATGACTTTTTCATTGATACATTTCATTATGGAAGTGGTAGTAGGGTTACGGTTAAACAAATGGCTAAAAATGCTCTATTGCATTCTTAGCTGTTTGCTAACGGTTAGCGTATGTTTTCGGTGTTTCCAGCGACCTTGCTATGAAAAACAGTCCTAAAAAAATAAAAAAAAGCGAGGGTTTTTTGATTTATTTTGTCCAAATATTTGGATAAGTTAATTATTGTCCGTAAATTTGGACAAACATTAATACTTAAAGATATGCAATACGTTAAAACAATCAAAAACGAACAAGGTACTTACAACATTCAAGTAAGTATGTGGATTAATTCTTCAAGTTGGGAAACTGACGGCAATGGTAATCAATTTAGATATGATGTGTTTGTTGAGTTTATCCCAAAAGGAAAAAGAAAAGCATTGTTTGGAAATTTCATTGAAGAAGTTAGAAACATTGATATTCAGCGAGCAAAGTTAGAATTTTGGGAACTATTAAAACCAAAAGCAGAATGATTGATTGGATACGCAAAAACAAAAAGTTTCTAAGTATTAGGGCAATTGAGCAAGAAATCGGTTGCCCTACTGATACGTTACAGAAATTTGTAAACTGTAGAAATCTTCCTGAAAAGTGGATTGAACCACTGGAAAAATTCATAAAGGCTTTGAAAAAGCCTTAGTGCGATGGCTTTTTATTTTTTGTCCGAATACGCACGAACTATCAAGCGAGCGATTAACCCCGCTTGCATACAACGTTAAATGTTTGTGCAGTTGGGGATTAAAGCCACTGCACTGTCAAAATAATATAAACTTAATAAAATGATATAATGATGAACAACGTAGAAAACCCCAATTGCATAAACATATTGTTATATGATGGGCTTGCTTGGAAACATCACATTGCTGAACATTTTGAAAACGGTACTTGTCCTATTCATCCAAATGGGGCTGGAAAAGGAGCTACAATATTCACTAATTATCAAAAAATGATTGACTATCTAAAAAAAGATGGCAGACGTTGGTATGTTGCTGAATTAAAGCTTAAAAATGAACCTTTAATATTTGAGTTTGGTAATGATTATATGGCTACTATTCAAAGAGATTGTCTTTCGGAGCGGGGGTTTAAGCCTTGCATATAACGATGGTAATAAGAAACGTGGCAATTGCACCACGTTTCAAGTTTTTACTGTCGTTTCTTGCCATGTTTTTTATTACGTGTTATGCACTGGCGTTTAACCACTTACCTAAATTTGAAACACGGACGTAATAATTATTTTTTAGGGAAGGCAAAAATATTTTAAAAATAAACAACAAAATAGTTGCACATGTAATACAAATGATTTATACTTGTAGAGTATTAATCATTAAAAATTTAGCAAAATGACAAATTCAGAATTAAACAAACTGTCAATCTCAGAACTTAGAGATTTAAGAAACAGAGTAACCGAAATGTTATCTCTAAAAATGCAAATAGAAGGTAAAATAAATGCAGACTCTTTGCGTATTGGAATGACTGTAAAATACATTGGTGGAACTAATAAAATTAAAGATGAAAAATTTAAAGTTCTTAAAATTAACAAAGTTAATGCCCAATGCAAGAGTTATTCGACAGGTATTACATGGAATATTAAATTAGCCAATATTGAACCATGTGAAGATTCAGAAACAGAAATGCCAGAAAAAATAGTTGGCTATAAAGAATATGAAGCAGAAGGAAGAGGTGAAAGATAAGTCTGCCAGTTTCCGCTAAATTCTGGCGGATTTCAGCCCTGTATCTTTCGAGTGCAGGGCTTTTGGTAGTAAAAAGATATAAATTATGGCAAAGACAGCAATATTAAATTTAAGGGTAAAACCAGAATTGAAAGAACAGTTAATTAAACTGGCAGAAGAAGATAAACGCTCACTAAATACTAAGTGTGAGATGATGCTTGAATCCCAAATTGCTTTGGAAAAGCAAAAGCGGGTGGGCAAAAAATAATTATGGCAAGTTTGCACAGGCGTTTAATTGAAATACTGCACTTCTTACGCTTGTGTATAACGGCTGGCGGTATGATTAGTAGCCGATTACGAAGATATTAACTTTCAAAATTAGATAAACTATGATACGAGATGAAAACTTACAAACTGGCACTAACTCGGCTATTAATTATGACCGCATGTTATCGCCAGTTGTTTTAGAAGCAATTCAAAATGATGCTCAAATAAAAGCATTGAATCAAAGGATGAATGACTTATATAAGTATTCAACACCTAAATATGTGATGCAAACAAATGGTGAAATAAATGCTGTTAATTCAAAGGAGTTTGACGAAGCAGTTGCAAAAATAGTTGAACAAATAGAGTTACGCCAACAACAGATTATGTCTGCCTACAATTGGCGATAACGTTGAACGTATGTGCTGTGCAGCCTTGCACGTACTTTCAACATACAAATACAGTTTATTGGCTGCATAGCATATACGCATTGTTGTGCGTAGTGCTTTAATAATCAAAGCAATGACAAATGCAGAACAAACTATAATTGATGCACTGAAATTACAATGGGAGTCCGATTGGATAATTTCAGCAACTAAAAATGATAAAATTAATGCAATAGCATTCTCAATCCACATAGATACCACTTATGTAGATTGCGGTAATGTAGAAATAAGCGAAATTACATTAGATGGAACTTGGTTAAGACTATCTGGGTGGTATCGTCTTTAGCATTACGCACAACGGTGGCAATATAAAATCGTGCTGGATTACGAATCACGAAACTATCAAACCGCTACAAACATTAATACGATATAAAATATTTAACAACCGCACGAAGCCCAGCATGTTTTATATTGCGTGTTGTGCGTAGTGTTCAATAATCAAAACAATGACAATAGACGAAACAAATTTATTGCACAAAAAAGCCGAAACACGAAAAGATGGTGTGTATTCATTTAGAGGAAACTTATGGGTAGTAAAGAATAATAAATTTGTGGCTTTTGCTGATTACTTTGGCAACTGTTATCAAAGATTTGGCTCATTTAATGCTTCTATTGGCAAGGTAGAACGATACGACAGAAAGCAAAAGCTAACTGAATGGTTACGTGCGCAGTCTTAGCATTACGCACAACTATGTTGTATATACACCAAAACTATTAACAATGACTGATTTTCAAGACATTAAAGTTTATAAATTTGGTTTTATTTTTAATGGTGTAACTTTTTGTTGGTTTAATAAAAACTTGTATAGAATGCCATATCAAAAAGAATTACGCTTTTATGAAAAAAGAAAATTAAAAATGCAAAAAGTAGGAAATAGTATTGGATACTGGATTTGTGGTATTTTTAAATCTATGAAAAATTTAAAACAGATAACAAACGAAATTAATTATAAAGAAGTTATATTAGTAGACCATGGCCTTCCTTTTTAATATAAATGTAGTAATAATAAATTTAAATTTTTTAATAAAAAAAAAGCCGGTAATTCCGGCTTTAATCTTTAGTAAATTTAATAATAATCGCATCCACAATTCCGTTAACTAATGACGCAATAATTATTGCCTCTGTTTCTTCTGGTAATTTTGGAATATCAACTAAAACATTTATTAAATTAGTTGCAGATGTTTTCATATTCTCTGTATTTTTTGAAATTACATCAATAACGAAATCATGTACAACAACTTTAAATGCAGGTTTTAATTTTTCTCCAAATTTATCATCAATATACGAAATAAGAGCGAAGAAAATATTGTCATCATATTTCTCTGCTAAAGTCAATGCTATTTTTGCCCATCCTTTTGCTTCAATCTTTTTGAAATCAAAAACATTGTCAACAAATTCAGCAAATTGTTTTTCTTCTACTTTTGTCAAAGTTCCTAATTCACTCATAATTTTAAATTTAATAATTTTTATTTATCGTAATCTTTTGAAAATAATAATAACGCACCTGAAATTGCCAGGGCAATATCATTTATATCTATTCCAATTTTTGATTCAATATCAAATCCTAACGCTTTTGAAATTACAACAATTAAAGAAGCAATTCCGAAAGCCGTTGTTTTTTTGCTTGATTTTATGTTTTCAATAAATTTCATAATACTTTGCCGTTTTCAATTAAAGCGTTAAAGAATTTAAAATTGTCATTTTCAGTTCTACGCACATAAGCAAATCCAGCCTGCCAATCATTTAATGGCATATATTTTGGATTCATTTCGCAAAGGCAACCAATTGAATGTGTAGATATTGTTTTTTGATTTATGTTTCTTGCTGAAAATGAATCTGTCTTGTGAGCATGACCGCAGGCAGAATTTGAACGTGCTTTCATGTACAACCAACGTGCAACACCAACAGGATTAAAAATGCCAGTCTTATATTCGTGACCATGAATTATACTCAAGTGTTCAGTAAATTTTACAATTCTTTTATCTTTTATTATTGTTAATTTATATTCATTAAAATCAAATTTACCATTGTCTGATAAACAATTTTCAAATGTAACAAAATGAACCAATTCAGGTACTTGTCGTAAAACTAAATTTTCAATTCTTTCTTCATGATTGCCAAGTTTATAAAAAATAGGACAATTAAATTCAAAATTTAGCCTATCAATAAATTCGCGCAATAAATTGAATTCATCAGGCAAATTTCTCATACTTGGGTCTTGTAAAAATTTACTTCCTTTATAGCAATCAATTATATCACCATTTAAAAGAATTCCGTTTACTTCTTTTTGTTTTAAATATTCAATAGCTGCATTTAAGTTTTCTTTATTGTAAAACGGAATATGAATGTCGTTTAATATTCCAAGTTTAGTAATCTTATTTGGAATTATAAAAGGCGAATAATCATTTATGTCAGGTTCAATATATCCATGAAATCGTTCAGAAAATAATTTATCTTCTGGATTCATATTATTATTTAATCTATCTCTTCTAAAATTAGAATATCGAATAGTTCTTACACTTGTTCTTACTAATTCAATATTTTTACTGTTATATTCTCCGAAAATTTCAGGATGTTTTATTAAAATTGATTTTGCAAGTGTTCTGGATGGTAATGTATATAAATCATTTTCAATTATGAATTGCCTTATATAGTCTAATTTATTCATAATCTTTTTTCAATTGATTTAACCATATCTTTCATTTTGCTACCATAATTAGGGTCTGTTGCATATCCTAATTTAGCTATTTCTGCCAAATATAATACAGGGTCTTTAATTGATAAAGCTGATTTATATCTTTCTGATGTTAACAATTTTGCATAAGATTTAAATGCATCATATTGATTTTCATAATCAGCAAAATATTGATAAACTTTGAATTTATATAATCCTGAAATTGAATCAAATGTTTTTGAAACTATTTCCTGACAATTAAATGCATTTGTATTTTTTGAATATTCAGTTGTTAAAACTTTCCTATAACCAAAATCACCTTTTTTAAATTTAATTCCCCAAAGATTAAAACCTATTGCTTTTTCTCCCCAACCTGATTCAAATGCTGATTGTGCTAAAATGGCAATAGCTGAAATACCATATTCATTTTGAATTTTTTCTGCAAACGGATAATATTTTTCTATAAATAATTTTGGTTCCATTTGATAATTTTTCAAGTGAAATTTTTACGCTAAATTTATATTTCAAAATCGAATCAATTTCGCGTTCTGTTTTATTATACAATTCTTTCAAAAAAATGCAAAATAGTTGAACCGTACATTAAAATAAAAATAAGGAAAACATACGCACCGATAATTCCATATATATATCTATCAATTTTACCCAACTTTTTATCGTGACGTTTTACAGTATTTACAAGACCTTCACTTCCATATTCATCACCAACCAGTGCCTTGTGAATTTCATGAACCATTGTTTTAAGGTCTTTTTCTTCCATTATCTCACGTTTTTTGAAAATTTATATCCTGATAGTATCATTAATGAAATAAGGGTTAATGAAATTACAATTAAAATTAAAGTGTTCATAATTAGCAATTTTAATTTACATAAAATTAAACTATTTATTTCTTTTAAGCAAAAATTTTATAAACTTAAATTTTAATCTTCTTGCTTTTCGATTTGCTTCCTTATTTTTATTTTTTTCTCTTATTTCTTCGAGTGTTTTTTCTTTTTTCATGACTTTTTATTCTGCTATTAATTCCATTGAAAACCAAATCATATAAGCACCAGAACAACTATTTGAAATAGATGAAGCTGTTCCAGTTCCAGAAGTTGTATCGTAACTGTATTGTTCAAAATAGGCATCTGTTCCTGTTGATGTGCTTTCTGTATGATTTTGTGTCCATCCTGAATAACTGCTTGTCAAAGCTAAATTATCGCCCTGTATGAAAAAAGCAACAACCAGAGAACCATTATAATTTTTTGAAGGAGTTATTGCTAATGTAGTTGTTGATGTTGGTCCATTGTGCGAATAAGTTTGATAAGGTGTAGAACTATTTACATTATTAAATTGATAAACTGTATTGTAATAAAAAGAACCACTTCCTGTATTATATGTTGTTGCCTCTGAACCGTCAGTTATTCGATATGCAATTTCGTAACTATTAGAACCGTCATTGTATTCGGCAATTTCTGTAAAACCTGTTGGCGGAGAAACAGAAGTTGAACCATAAACGTAGGAAACGAAAATTAATAGATTTCCTGACGTTAATGCCGGATAAGTTACTGTTCCTTCATTTGACGCAACAGCACCGGAAGTTAAACCACCATTATTCAAATATGAAGGTGAAACTGTTGCTGATTGCGAAGATAAAGAAAACATCATGTGCTGTTGTGCAAAAACTGCACAACTTGAAAACAAAAATATTGCTAAAAGTATTTTTCTCATATTATTGCTGTTGTCCGTAAACTAAGTATACATAAGTATTTGTGCCATCATTAGCACAAGTATAAGTAATTGAAGTTGTTTTATTTGTAGTTAAAGTAGCCGTACTACCTATAACCCTTTCAGTCAATCCAGTACTGCCGGCATCAGAATATGTATTAATTGTTAAAGAACTAGGAACAGTACCAACATTTAAGAATATTGTTCCCTGCGCTCCATCTGATAAATATAAAATAGATAGTGTTGTTGCTGATGAAGTACTAACACTGTATGCACCTATGTTCGCAGATGATGCATTATGTGTTATGCTGGTTGTTGCTGAACCACTTGTTACATTCTGAATTATGCTATTTCCTCCTGACATATTTAAGCTACCATTTACTATTGTAATCCCACCTAAATATGAATTACCATCATTCTGAAATGAATACGAACCGTAATCAGTAGTATTTAATCTGAGTTCAAAATCATCCCACACAAGACTTGAACTATAATTAAAATCAGTTCCTCCTGAATTCATGTAAGGTATTTGTGTTGTTGTTCCAAAAGTAACACCAGAAGTATTTAAAACACCGCGTGTAATTTCACCATCAGATTGATAATACAAAATACTATCTGAACTTGCAACATCCAAATTTTTTAAATATAATTGTCCGGCTGCCCTGAAATCAAACCTTAAGGCCGGGTCTGTATTGTAAAATTTTGCTATACTATTTGTCGTTCCACCTCCGCCGCCTTGTAATTTCAATGCCTCTCCGTATAAACCATCGGTGTTATAAACTTCGAGCGTATAATCATCTAAAGCTGTTGACATTTTTACAAGTGAGTTCTGAATGCTTGCTGCTCCGATTCCTATATTGCCGGCATAAGTAGCTCCGTATGTGTCAGCAGCAAATATTTTAGCCACATTCGTAGCAGCTCCTGTACCATCGAATCCTGCCAAATAAGATGCTGTTCCAGTATGTCCAGAAGTTGACCAAGCTAAATTAGATAAAGCTGCATGGTCTGTACTTGCTGAACTTGTTGTTTGAAACTGAATTATAAGCGGATTTTGAATTTGAATAATATTAGTTGTTCCTTGCTGAACTATAATTTTTGCAACTAAAAGCGAACCAGCATAATAAGGATTCAATTCTGGCGGCAATGTTGAAGGAGGCGCAGCGGCTTGTGCATCTGATAAAGCCGTGTACTGATTTTGTCCTTCTATTAAAACCCAAAATGAAGGGGAATCATATACGTAATACAGCCATTTGTTCGCATACTTGTTGTTGTCAATTGTAGCCAATCCAGTAGTCGTATTGTTATATTGTGTATTTGAAACCGTTGTTTGACCTGTTGTTCGTGTCCAAGTTCCTGACGTTACATACATTCGTGTAAAAGTATCACCTGTAGATGTGTTAATTGATGAAATAGGGTCATAATCATTTCCTCTTAAAATTGCACCTGCTGAAACTGTTAATTGTCTTGTTCCAGTAGACGCAGTTGTAAGTCCGGCCAAATATCTCATTGGCTGATAATTAAATTGGCTTAATGTATTTTTATAAATTCCATTCGTAGCAGCATCTATGAAAGGATTTCTAAGTATTCTAATAGTATTGTTTACAATAGTTGCAAATGGTATTTCATCCCAATTTGAATATAAATATCCAGGACTTGAAACAATTTGCTTATATACAGGATTGCCTGAATTGTAATCAACCAGCAATACAATATTCGAATTTTCGGCTATTGTCATTGTTGTATCGTTTACTTTTACGGCTTTAAAGTCAGCATCAATCGCATTTGAAATTTTTATAAATGCCTCACAACTATCAATATATATAGTTCCATCTCCATTGTCAGTAATAGATGCACCTAATGAAATATATGGAGTACTTGAATGTGCTATATGTTCTCTTAAATCCCCAAGATGTTCAACTTGGCCGTCATTGTTTATATAAAAATTGTCATCATCAACTAAAACAGAATCAATTACAAGACCTTCTGACAATAATTTCAAATATCCATCATTATCATTATTGTAAATTAATGAATCGAATAAAACAGTACTTGTGTTTGTCCATTTGCCATCAATTCTTTGTAAAATCTGACCATCAACTGAGCCAGATAATTGAATTGTATCATTATCGAGTATAATGATATTTGTTTCGAGTGTATCAATATTTCGGCCATCAAAAAAGAAAATTCCATCCGACCATGTTAAACCTAAATCAGAACTTAGTCTAAAATATGTGTCACCGGCTTGTCTGTCATCGTGCCACGATGCATTATCAGATGAAAATGAAGCTGTTAAATGTAAGTCATATAACTGTGAAAACATTGAATTCAATGAAGTTCGTACACTTAAACCGCTTTGTCCGTTTGTAATTTCTGAATATTGCCCGAATGATAAAAATGAGCAAATTATAAAAATTAAAGTTAATAATCTTTTCATGTTATCTTTTTTACAAATTTACGAAATTTTGTTGTTATTTTAAAAGTATGATTTTTGTCATAAATTATTTAATTTTTGTTTAGTATTTTTAAATTTTAATTAACGGTAAATGTAAATTTTCGTAGCGTAAAATATGCGCTACCGTTGATTAAATGAGATAACGATTAAAATTAGTAATAACCAGCCATGCCGTATGACGCATTGTTAGCGTTTCGTGCTTTATTATTAAACTATAAAAACTAAATTATATGTCAGAATTTAACGAAAACCAGTTCAAAAAAGATACTCCCGTAGTTCCATTTTCAAATGGTTCGGAGTTTGAAAGCTGGCACCACAACAACTGCGACGCTTGTGTTAACTACGACGATGAAAGTGAAAATGAAGAAAAGGCAAAATGCAAACTTGCTTTTCATCTGGATTTTGGGATGATATCGGGTATTATTCCGCTTTGGGTAGCAAAGGAAATTGGCTGCAAATACAACCCGCTTTACCAAAGTTGCAAGCTGAGTTCAGAATGTACTAAACTGCGCAAAGGCGATGAGCCTTTTTAGCGTGGCGGTAACGGTTGGTGTTAGTTGTCGTTGCGTGAAATTTGCACTGACTTATCATTGAAAAACAAATAAAAAAGCGAAGGGAAGGGCTTTAAACCGACCCATAAATTAAATACTAATTTACATCATGGAAGAAAAACAAATTAAGTTTGAAACATGGGCAATTGTTGAGTTATTTGGACATAACCAACTTTCTGGAAAAGTGACAACTGAAACAATTGCCGGGCAGGAGTTTGTAAGAATTGACGTTCCAAAAACCACAAAAGTTCCTGCATTTACAAAGTATCATTTACCAAGTGCCGTTTATGGATTAACCCCGGTTGACGAAGATTATGCAACCAGGATGGCTGACAGGATAAATGCACAGCCAATTAATGATTACAAACACAACGAGGTGATTTCTGAAATCATTAAAGAAAAGCTATCCCAAATGAGTACCAACATGCTCGAATTTTAGGCGGGTGGGGCTTTTTTATTCTTTGCATCCGCAGAAAGTTCATTTGAAAAGCTGACAAGCAATGCAATTAACACTTTGTTACCGTGCGTATTTCCCAATTTTGGAAGCGTAACGGTTTCAAAATGTTGGTTGCTTTGCTTAGATAATATGCACGGTAACGATAACTTGTATGTGGCGTTTAAAACTGCCGATGATGCGAGAACTAAAATTAATTATTAAACTAAATAGTGAGCGATGGGTAAAAAAATAAGTAGCTATAAAGATGCTGACGGCAATATGGGATTCCATTTCCATTGCCCTGCATGTGGACATGCGCACGGTGTATTTACAAGTGGAAACGAGAAGCAAGTACCGATATGGAAATGGAATGGCGATGAAGAAAAACCGACATTTTCACCTTCAATTAATTGTGTAAACAAGCAGCTTAATACTAAATGCCATTCTTTTGTTGAAAATGGTAATATAAGGTTTTTGAGCGATTGCACACACAATATGAAGGGAACAACAGTTGAATTACCTGACTTTTGAGCGTTGGGTAATGTTTTATAACGGTGGGTGTTTGTGTAGTGCGTTAAATCCGCACTGAATTTAAAACGAGTAATTAACTTTTAAAATACTAAGTAATGAACGAAATTGAAATGATAAACTTATTGGGGAAATTACAGGATATACGAGATGATATTTATATACTCGGAAATGTTAAAACGGCAAAAACAAATTTGGAAAATATAATTAAAGAACTAAACTTAAAAATTGAAGAAATAAAAGTGAATGGTATTGATAACAGCCAAGACAAAGCATTACATAAACACTGTGTTAACGGCAGTGCTTACTTCGTTGATACAGAAAAAGGTGCAATTTGCGTAATTGCTGAAAACATTTACGGCGTGTTTGAAAAATGCCATAAAGCAGGATACAAGAAAGTTGAAATGATAAAAGCGGCAAGTTTTGATATACTCGAATAGCATTGCCGTTAACGGTTGGTGTTTGTGCTGACCGCTTTATCAAATTACTACTGCATTAAATACGAGTTATAAAACTATAAATTACCGAGCGATGGGATTACAACTTAACAAAGAAGCATACAAAGTTCTGTTAATAGACAAGGACATTGAACTTTTGGAAAAATACTTTCCGGCTTCATCATTAGAAAAACAACACATTATTGATGTACTAAATTGGAGTGTAGAACAACTTTATCCGAGTATGTTGGAAAAAAGTTCGGACGAGAACAGCGGTTTGCATAAACACGTTGTTACCGCTATGTTGCCTTTTCTTGAAGAAATGAGCAAGCACGAGAATGAACAACTTGGTAAACTATTGACACCTTATAGCCGAGAAAAACACGCAAATAATAAATACTGCATTGCAATTGTAAAAGAGCTTATTGAAAGCAGATTTGGCAATTAGCGGTAACGTTGGGGTATGAAATGTAGCGGTTTACTGGCTGATACCATATCACACGATAAGAAACTAAAAGCGAAGCAGAAAGATTGCACAACCACTGCACCCGCTATATTTTATACCCGTTGTTATGCACAGTAAATTATTAATAATTAAACACATAAATAAAATGATTGGATTTACTTTACCTTGGATTTATGCACACTTAATCGGTGATTATTTAATTCAAAACGATTGGATGGCATTGAACAAAAAGAAAAATAGTTGGATTTGCTTGGTACATGTTTTAACGTATATGATTCCTTTCTTATTCACAAGTATAAACCCACTTGGCTTGTTTTTAATAGCAGCACAGCATTACATACCGGTGGGGCTATGTGCTTGTGGCGGATTTCGGGCAGATTTTCTGTCGGAACGACAAAGAAAATCAAGCGAGAGCCGACACTCACAAAAAGCACATACACCGCCATAGCATATAGCTGGTGTTAGCGTTTCGGTTTTTTATTTAATCATTCAAAATATTCAAATTATGCCAATAGATTATAAAAAATATCCTAAAAATTGGAAGTCAGAAATAAGACCTGCAATTCTTAAACGTGCAAATAATTGCTGTGAATTTTGCGGTGTCAAAAATCACTACTTCGGGTTTCGTGGTAATGATGGCAATTTTTATAATGATAATTTTATTCATCAACAATTAGAACTTCACGGAATAGATATGTTTGATGAATATATATCCGATGATGCAAAACACTTTCAAATAGTACTTACAGTTGCACATTTAGACCACGATACATCAAATAATGATTTTTCAAATTTGAAAGCATTATGTCAAAAATGCCACTTAAATTATGACAAAGAACATCACGCTAAAAACAGGCGTAAAACTATAAATTCAAAAAAACAACTCGTTGAGCTTCCGTTTCCTGAAACTGAACGCTAACGGTTGGTGTTTGTGGAGGCTGTTGCCTCAAATTGTGATAAAGTTGAAACGAGTAAATAACAATTAAATCCGAAGCGATGGAGAATGTTAAAAAATTCCTGAACGAAATTAATGATGGTTATGAATTTTTTTATGTTGAAAAAGACGGGAAATACTTTATTATAAAATTCGATTCTTTTATGGTTACAGACCAGAAATATGCACAAAAAATTTGCAACGAACTTAATGGAATGTTGAAAAAAGCGCGGGCAGGCAAGCCCAAAACTACGAGATAAAACAGCTTACATAAACACATTGTTATAAACTGGCCGTTATTCTTCGGTTTCAGTTTACGCAATCCCTGTTTTACGGCTTGTTTATAACGGTTTGCGCAAGTTGGCGTTGCTGCCAGAAAGTTTATTTGAAATACTAATGTAATAATTATTTTTTAGGGAGGGAATAAACATGAATTTTTATAGTAAACCATACATATCAATTGGAGGATACAAATGTAGAATGTGGTATCACTTCTCAATTAACTTGATGTTTAAAAAGAAATATTATCCAGATGGATATTTAGGATATAAGCCTGATTATTATGACGGGTGGTTTCATAGATTTTGCATATATCCAATTAGGATAGATTGGCACAAGAGACCTGAATTGTGTGATGGCAAATAATTATGGGCTATTATGCAGTAACGTAACTTTGAAAAACTAATGCAATGCAATTTGCGCTTTGTTACCGTGCGTATTTTCCAATTTTGGAAGCGGTACGGTTTCAAAATGCTAATTGCCTGCTTAAAGAATATGCACGGTAACGGTGGTGGCATGTACAGTAAATTTAAAGACTATGAAAGACAAAGTAAAAATTTTTGGGCAAGCAATGATAAATGAGTTGCAAGCTAACGAAGGAAAAGGCAAGTGGGATAATTTGCACCCACTTTATTTATGTGCTGAATTGCATTACCATGCTTCTAAATTATACAAAGCATGTGATGAAAACGATAAGCAAAAAATTTTGGAGTATTCCGCAGACTGTGGCAATATAGCTATGATGATTGCAGACGTAACGACCTCTTTAAATTTATTGAATATGCCACGTGTTAGCAATAACGAAGGGTTGGAACCGAGCGAAGGAGTGGAGTTTACTTGCAAAAACTGCGGTGGACACACAAAAATCTTTCGTAAATCAACTGGTAAATATAGCTGCGGTGATTGTGCCTTTATTTGCAAGTAAATTATTGCTAACGGACAGGTGTATGAGCCGTGCCTGTTCGGTACTATCGAATTACAACGGCTTTTAATTAGCATGGCTTATACACCATGTTATAACCCGTTTTTATTATGATTTCAGAAACATTAAAAAAGAGATTAAAAAGTAAAAGCAGAAAGTTGTTAAAGGCAGAAATAATCGATGCAATAAGTAAAATTGAAGATAAAGAAAAATTAATAACCCTATGGTATTTAATTCGCCAAAATGGGTTATAACGGTTGCGGTAAGTTGCGTTATTTCCAGTGCAGCCGGATTGAAAAACTGCCGTTCACATTCTTTTTATTTTTAGGGTGGGTTTTTAAGAATAATTCTAAATAGAAAAATAAATCAAAAATAATTAGCAAAATGCTTGCACGTGTAATACAAATGATATATCTTTGAAGTAACAAATTAAAACAAAGTTCTTTTATAAACTGAAAATAACGAGTTAAGTTAGCCGATACTTAGCAGGGCGTGATTCACGGTTGAAATAAACACTGTGGAACGCTAACAGAATTATGCGCTGTCTTTGATTGCGCATAACCTTTAATCGGTTAGTACAATTGGGTGTTTAACGGTGACCATTGCGAAAGCACATCATGTTAATTAAATAAAAGATGTAAAATTATGGCATCTCTGTTGTACGAACTATTGGGTATGTGTAGTGTGCGGAAATGGCAATATTAAGGTGCTACACAACTATGAGCCAAACAATGATGCAATTAACGCATTAATCCGACCCGGCAAAAATGAAAAACAAAAGCCTCGTTTCGTTTGATTCGAGGCTTTTTAGTAAATTTTATTATGGCAAAAGTACAATTACCATTAAGAGTTGATGAAGAAATTAAATCAGATTTGATTAGTTTATCTACCGAAGAAAACCGTTCAGTTAACAACTACGTTGAAACAGTTCTTCAAAATCATATTGCTTTGGAAAAGCAAAAGCGGGTCGGCAAAAATAAAAAGAATACCACTGCCGATGATTAGAACTAAGTATAATGCAATTTACCGTTTGTTACCGTGCGTATTTTCCAATTTTGGAAACGGTACGGTTTCAAAATACAAATTGCCTGATTAAAGAATATGCACGGTAACTATGTTGTATATACACCAAAACTATTAACAATGACTGATTTTCAAGACATTAAAGTTTATAGATTATGTGAATTAAGTTAAATCTACATTTATAATTATTGTTTTACTTGCTCCTCCAATTGTAGCTGAAAACGAAATTGAGTATTTACCTGAAGCATTTAAGAAATCAATCACATAATACAAATTGTCATTTACAACAGTATATGGAACTATTTCTACTGTTATTCCAAAAGCACCATCCTGTAAATAATCATAATAATAATCTCCGCCATCAGGTAATGAATCAACTGTATCACCATTTGAAAATTCAGCTAATAATTTAGCTGAGAGTTTATCTGTAAAATTGTATTCAATTACATCAGTTGAATCGTCTTTCCATGTTGCGTCATCAACCCAAATACCATTGTCGTTCCATGCACCATCTTCCAAAATCCACAAAGCATTTTCCCATGCTCCGAATTCCATAAATGAACCTGAAAATATATTTGTTCTGTAATCAATTTCACAACTCGCACAAACATATTTTTTAGGTAAAACTTGGTAATCTACAATGCAAGAATCAAACTTTATATTTTGACTTAAAATAGGCAATGTCAATTTGAATTGTGGTAATTTATAAATAGCTTCATAATCCTTACCAATTAATTCAAGTAATGAATAAGTATTTGAATCGCCTCGTTCATGCCATTCCGATGTAACACCGTCAGAAGTTCTATATCCGTATTCCCAAATTTTAGAATTGTTTGTTACCTCAGGCAAATCACCTCCTACAATTTCAATAGTTTCAGGAACATAAATATTTTTTTCGTTTGTTACAATTACTGTTTCTTGGTTTTCATCATAAGCTGATTCATCTTCTTTTACAAAAACAGCAGAAAACTCTTTTAATCTCAAACGAATATTGTTTACTGCGCCAATTAACCCACTTTCATTGCCATAAACTTTTAATTCAATATTACCGTCAGTTGGCAATCCTGGTACTGTAAATTCATAATTTTGCCATTCACCTGAAGTTTCTCCGTTTCTATTCCAACGTCCCCCAAAATAAATGGGTTGAACTCCTTCAACTTCTATATAACTTTGTGAGGTTGTCCATTCAAATTCATCATCTTCATTTAAGTTAAGGTAATAATCAGTCGTTCCATTTAATTTAATTTCAAATCTAAATCCAGCAGAAACAACGCCAGTATCATATGCTAAGATATTAAATTGAATTTTAAACAGTATTTTTTGAGATACACTTATATTAAGATATTGAATTGTTTGATTTATATATTTATTTTGGTCTTTCTCTGCAAACTGGATAAATGAAGTTCCATCTGATTGAATATATCTTACTGCAAATCCGTAATAAGGTTCAGTCCATTTGTCAATTCTCCAACTCGTATTGCGTTCTGTAACATGGTATTCAATCCATTCTGAAAAGTCATAATTAAGAATAAAACTTTCGTATTTTCCTAAATTTTGTAGCCATGAAAATTGCTTCCAACCTGCCAAAATATCAAGTTGTGGCGAATTATTTACAATCTGTGAACCCGTTGGCCTTCCAATCTGGAAAGTAGTTACTTTAGTATTGTCAAGTGAAATAAAGTTTCCAATCAAATCACTCTTTTTGACAACCATTTCAGAACTTACTTCTTTTATTCTTACAATCCACCATTCGGCATTCATCTGATACAACCTCGCCCCAAATGTCAATAGAATATCTGAAATAGCCTCATAAAAGTTCATTCCTGAATAGGCTGAAACATTTATGTAAGTCTGCGGCAATGGTGAATCTGTTTCGTCATCATTTTCACCCGAATAAACGTTAATGCAGTCGTTTAAATAAAGGTCTGTTTCAATCTGTCGTAATCCTTCACAAATAACAGAATACAAGTTTGCAAAAGTAACACTTGTTCCGGCCGGTTCTGATTGTGTATAAGCCTGAACAGTTTCAGGAAAATCAATCTCTTTTAATTCACCCAATCCGCACCTTGCAGTTACTTCAACGTAATACGGTGGTGCAATGTAAGGTTCTGAAAATAGGTCAGGCAACAACCAACCAGTCCAATCAAGAACAGATTCTTTGTAAATATCTACACGGTGCGCCCTTGCATCTGAACTGTGTAATTCTATAAATTGA